CAATGACATATGAGTTAATAAGTAAGTGGGTACAGGATAAAGATGATAAAGAACAATTGGTGAAATTAATGAATGATATTATGGGGACAACTTCTATAAAGGAGATGTTTAACGTAATCATTAGTTTCTAAAATTGAAATATACTGCAAGACAGTAAGGGCATATGAAAACTATACGTTATTATACGAAAGACTTACTGGATAGTATACTCCAAGAAGGGGATGCGACACTATTAGAGACATATGAAAACTACAATCAGCGTATGAGAGTTAAGTTTAGATGTTCCTGTGGGACCGAGACAAGCAAGAAGTTTGAGATGTTAAATAACTACAGATATCCCTACTGTGATGAGTGTAGTTTAAAGAAGAAAGAAGCAAAACGTGTGGCAACATGTATAAGAGAACATGGTGTTATAAATACAGCACAGTTAACAGAAGTTAAAAAGAAAATTAATGATACATATCTTATAAAATACGGCGGTCATCCTAAAAATACACAAGAAGTCCAAAAGAAATGGGCCGCAACCTGTTTGGAACGCTACGGTGGTCATCCAAATCAGAATGTGGAAGTTCAAGCAAAGTCGGAAAAGTCATCATTTGCCTATAAAGACTATATGATGCCGAGTGGGAATATAGTTAAATATCAAGGATATGAGAATTTGGCTCTTGATGAACTTGTAAAACTCTATGATGAAGAGAATATCAAAGTCGGCAGAAGTCTTGTTCCGTCAATAACTTATCATATTGATGAAATTAAACATGTATATTTCCCCGACTTTTACATAAAATCTGAAAACAAAATCATAGAGGTAAAATCGGAATGGACTCTCCAGCTTTATAGGGCGCATGTTGAAGAGAAAGCGAAGGCAACAGTCCAGGCTGGATATAAATTTGAGATATGGGTTTATAATAATAAAAAGGAAAAACTTGATACTATTGTCTTCTAAACCTAGAATTACAGTTTGGATATTTTGAACGCAGCTTACAAAGCTCTCAGACTTCCGGCTAGTTAAAAGTTTCCTTTTTCCGCCATTCCGGCACTTCTTCAAAATTTTTTCTTTCTAAGGGATATAGACTAAATGACAGGAGGGGGTCTCATGCAGCTCGTCGCCTACGGTGCCCAGGACGTTTACCTCACGGGCAACCCCCAGATCACCTTCTTCAAGGTGGTCTACCGCCGCCACACGAACTTCGCCATGGAGTCCATCGAGAACCCGTTCAACGGCTCGCCTGGCTTCGGCAAGCGTGTGACGTGCACGATCCAGCGCAACGGTGACCTGATCCACCGCATCTACCTCCAGGCCACGCTCCCGTCTGTCTCCCTCCAGACGTCGGACGGCTCTGGCGCCCAGTTCCGCTGGCTCAACTGGGTTGGTCACAACCTCGTCAAGAGCGTCGAGCTCGAGATCGGTGGCCAGCGCATCGACAAGCACTACGGACAGTGGCTCCACATCTGGAATGAGCTCACGCAGGAGCCGGGCAAGCAGGGCGGCTATGCCAAGATGGTTGGCAACGTGCCGCAGCTGACGAACCTCCTCGTCCAGGGCGGTGAGCCGTGCGACAATGACTGCGCGGGCGGCGAGCCGAACTCGTCCCCTGAGGTCCTCAACTGCGCGCCTGAGTACACGCTCTACATCCCGCTGCAGTTCTGGTTCTGCCGCAACCCTGGCCTGGCGCTCCCGCTCATCGCGCTCCAGTACCACGAGGTGCGCATCAACCTGGAGTTCAACGACCTGCGCAACCTCTGCTTCGAGGTCACCCCGCAGATCACGAGCAACCTCCACACGATCCGCGACCGCGTCAACGCCGCCAACCTGACGGCCGCCTCGCTCTACGTGGACTACATCTACCTCGACACGGACGAGCGCCGCAAGTTCGCCCAGGTCTCCCACGAGTACCTGATCGAGACCCTCCAGTTCACGGGCGGCGAGTCCATCACGAGCTCCTCCAACAAGCTCAAGCTGAACTTCAACCACCCGTGCAAGGAGCTCGTGTGGGTTGTCCAGCGCGACTCGTATGTCAGCTGCGACGACAGCATCATCAACCCGTGGAAGGGCCAGCAGCCGTTCAACTTCAGCGACTGGTGGGACCGGTCCGTGCTGGAGTCTGGCTACTCCGTCACGCGCTTTGAGGGCATGGCGGGCAAGAACCCGTGCATCACGGCCCTGCTCCAGCTCAACGGCCACGACCGCTTCCAGGTTCGTGAGGGCCGCTACTTCAACGAGGTCCAGCCGTTCCAGCACCACACCAACGTGCCGGCGGTTGGCATCAACGTCTACTCGTTCGCCCTCCAGCCTGAGCAGCACCAGCCCAGCGGCACGTGCAACTTATCGCGCATCGATAACACCACGCTGCTCCTCACGGTGTCCAACAACTCGGTTGGCACCACGACGTCCTCGACTGTCTACATCTACGCGACGAACTACAACGTGCTTCGCGTGATGAGTGGAATGGGCGGACTTGCGTATTCCAATTAGTAACCTGGATATTACAATTAGTAATTCCCCCGGCAAAACGGAGTAAGTTCAAAATTGATAAAAACATATTCCCCTCCCTATTAGGAAGAGAAATATGGAAACATGTCATGCTGTCATGGAGCAAGGAGAGAAAAAAGGAGAGCGCTGTTGGAGACCCATCTCAGAGCATGGATTTTGTGGAAAACACCAAAAACAGGCACTTCTTACTATCGCTAAGAATGATAAGAAGAAAAAGTGTATGACACATCGATGTTTATCATTATTGGATGAGTCTGCTCTAGAAATATACTGTAAAGGATGTATAGAAAAGAAAGAAGAGAAAAAGAAGGGCGCAAAACTATGTATTGCTATTATCCAACAACATGACAACAAAGGAAAACAGTGTGATAAGATTGCAATAGTTGGGGGGTATTGTGGGAAACATAGTGAAAGAAATATATTAATTACAGAGGCGGCTAATAAGGGAATACGTATATGCGATGATGGTAAAAGGAGCTGCAAGAATGAAACAAAAGACGAAAAACTTAAGTGCGAAGAATGCCTTGAAAAGACACGAACTACAGAGAGAAAAGAATATCAGATCCGCCAACTTACACCTGATATGTGCTTGGGATGTGGTAAGATAATGCACGAAGTAACAGAAGGATTTCGCCATGATATAGTAAAAAGATGTAAAGAGTGTTATATGAAACTAAAAGAAGTAGAAGAAAAGAGAGAGCGGGACGAAAGAGATTATAATAAGGAAAGAAAGGCAAATCTTATCAAACATTATGATGAGTATGTAAGGGGTGCAATGAAAAAGAATCTACAATTTAATCTGGATGCCGACCAATTTGAATTATTAGTCAATTCGCACTGTCATTATTGTGATGAATATGATGAAACTAAAGTTATTGGTATAGATCGCATTAATTCAGATAGAGGATATTTCATTGAAAATGTAGTACCTTGTTGTGCTACATGTAATTTTATGAAAAGTGATTTAGCTAGAGATGACTTTCTAAATCATATTTGTAAGATTTATCTACATTCTTGTGCAGATGGTGAAACAACCGAAAGTTTAAAGATGGAAGATAAAATGAGTTATATTCGTCCTAGGAAAATACTTGAGATGTATAAAAATAAGAAAATACAGGAGTATATTGAACTATGTAAAAAAGACGAGCGCTCACCTCTCTTTATTCAAAAAATGGAAAAACTTCTTAATACATCATTAAGAGAAGGAGAATGTTTATCACTTATAAAAAATGCATTAAGGTCAGATGCGCATAGTATAGTTCTTACAAATAAAAACGAAAGACAACGTATACCGAGAAAGGAGCTCTTTAATCTTCTTGAAAAAAATCAGCCTAACGAGTTTATAAAGCTATATGAAAATGTACATGGGCATATAGAAGGATTTGAAAAGGATGTAAAAGAACTTGCCCAATCTAAGGATAAAGAAACAGGATTCAATAAACTCCTTATTAAATATCAAAATAAGAGAAAATCTACAGCCGCTCATTCTCCCGCAGACGATACCGCCGCCGCGTCATAGGCCTAATTCGTATTTTCCGTCTGCCACCACCCTCAACTGCAGCAGGGAATCCTAAACCAACGCGCACCAAACCCATCAAATCCTTAGCATCCGCCTCCGTCATGTCGCCAATCATGACACCCCTCTTGAAGAACTCAAGGTCGCCACGCACCGCTGCCAGGCGCATTTTTGTCCCAGACATAGCCTTTGGTGCATTAGATCCCATATTCACATTCCGCTCACCAGCTGATACGACGTCTAGATCAACCCCAGCCTTCTCAAACATCTTCGTAAATGTTGGAACACGATCGCCGCCAGCCATCATGGTAATAGACTCGTAGCCAGCGCTCCGCAGCCTTTCGAGAACCTGAAACAGTTGTTTACACTCATACTCAGTTGTATTGATAAAAGTCACATCTGTGGCTGGATACATTTTCTTGAGATAGAACACCTTTGTCTCTACAGACAGCGGATTCTCATTCTCTTTGAGAGACTTGAATTCACCGTTCTTCATCATGTTTTTGACGGCCTTGGCTTCTAAATTATTTGCTGAGCTCGTGGCGAATATATAGGCATCGGCTCCTGCAGAAGCCGCAGCCGCCGCGACCGATTCAATCAGGATCTGGTGGCCGGTAGTGGGAGGCTGGAAACGACCGAATGCGAAGAGTGCAGCAGTCCCTCTCTTTGGTTGAATTTCACTCATCCTGTTTAGGGTAAACGTTAAAACTGTCTCCGCAGCACAAAAATGCCAATACCGTTCCAGTAGTCGGTGGCGCGTTCCTTCTCATAGTCGGTGTAAATACACTTCTCATACACCACGTCGAACGGAATCTCGGCCAAGGCCTCACGAGTTCCTTCTTGCACACACTCCCAGTTCCAGTCGTCAACCAAGACAATTGAAATAGGCGCCAGAATTCTACAATATTTTAAAAAAGCCAGAACATGATCTGACCGCTCATGAGGTCCATCATAAAGATAGATTTGTATAGGCGGAATTGTAGATAAATCCATTGTCTTATAATCAACCTGAAAGAGATTCACTCTAGAAAAATCAAAATGCTCGGACACATTCTTCTGAAAAACCTCATAGGAGCCGGCAAACTCCGACCAATTGTCTACAATATAGGGGGTTATCTTCGTATTTCCACAGAGAGCACTTGCCGTGGATGAACCGCCCCACGCGCCAATTTCAAAATAGTTCGTCTCCTCTGGAACATCACAGAGTGCATTATAAAAGGCCCGTGTCTTGATGCCTGTCATACCTTCAATCTTGAAGACGGATGCAGGCAGCTTGCTTTTTAGTTCATCCACGCTCGCAAGAGCCCTCTCAACATGCGCAATTACAGATTCTGTAGTTGACCACATTTATAGTATATATTTGCAATGTTTAAAGTAGCGAGAAAGGGCTGAACATCTGCTTGGAGTCCATGCTTCCCACTTCCTGGTTCCCCATCCAAGGCACCTTCTTCTCCATCTGATCGGGCCCAGAGGACTGCACTTGCGGCTTCAGCATATCCCAGTGTATTTTCTCCTTCGGCCGAGTCTGTGTGACAGCTTTCTTCTCGTTCGCATCTTCCTTGGGCGCCGCCTTTGTCGGTGCGGCAGGCACATAGCGGTAGCCACCCTGCATCTTCGTATTCAAAATGTAAGGCAGTGTGTAAACAGTCAAGCATGCGACCGCCGCCGCCACGAACGGAGGGGCAGTCTCCAACGCGAAAATCGCTCCAGCTGAGCCAATCATGAGACCCGCATCACCTAATAAGATAAATCCGCCATTCTCTGCGGAATACTTCTTATACGTATCCATCATACTGTTCATTCCAACAGGCACCTGCTTTATTACTCCCTGGTAAAATGCGGCATCGTGCACGAGCTGAATACCAACGAGCAGAGCCACGAAGAGAAGAGGATTCCAGCCGTAGGAGGGTCCAATATAAGCACTGTAGATATACTGGGCAATTAAGAAGACAAGCAGAATGACAAATACGTCGGCGATCACGCCCTCCAGACCGAAATTGTCATACCAGTCATTCAAACTTTCCCCGCCTACGTTCTTGGGAAAATAGCGCGTTAGAAAGAGTGCAATAACGTCAATGAGCAGAATGCCTGCGAGGAAATACGGGATGTGCGTAAGATCTTTGAACTCAGAGATATTTGGAAGTGCTTTCGCCGCAGGCTCCATCTAAAAGAGTGTCAGAGAAAAGAACTATGTGGGCCTCTTATTTGCTTGTTACTTGCGCGGCACCCTACAAAACATATATTGGTGCGACTGTGAATCTGGACCGACGTTTGCGTCAGCACAATGGGGAACTGTCCGGAGGAGCTAAGCGAACAACTGCTGTTTCTACAAATAGAGGAGCCACCACATGGCGGCGGGCATGTCATGTGGAGGGTTTCACGGGGCAGGTAGAATGTCTCCAGTTCGAGTGGCATTGGAAGCATGTATCGCGTAAAGGAGGCAGTGACCCTCTTACACGCCGCTTGGAGGGGCTCCAACGCATGCTTGCAGAGGACAAGTGGGCGCATGTACAGGTGGTTTGGGAGAGTGAGAGCTGTCCTTTTTTATAAAGTGTTACCCTTAATGTAGAATGTTGGCAGCAGCACGAGCAAATGAAGGCCTGGCATTTATTGCTGCGCAAGGCCCTGTTATAAATCTATGTGGTGCAATAGTACACCCACATGTTCTAGATCCTACATTTTACGAATCACAAGAAAGTTTAGGATGTGGTCGCCATGCTCTAAATAATTTACTTGGTGGCAGATATTTCAAAAAAGAGGGTGACTATAATCCTGAGGTATTGCCAATTTCATTACAGGGTTTGTGTAGAACAATGGGGGTTATTCTTAGAAGCAGAGGTGTTGGAGAAACAGAGTGTCCATCTAGCGAATTTTATGATGTAAGTGTTTTAGCAGCAGCATTAAACGTTCTGGGATTTAAAGCAAGCCAAAACATTCCAACAGATGCTGTCCGTTCAAGAGATGATTCATATGGATTTATAGTAAATAAACAAGAAGGTGCTCACTGGGTTGCTCTTCGCAGGGAACCTGATGGTAGATATAGATTTATAGATTCAAATAACGGGGCACATGCTCCTGGAATTTTAAAACGTCAACCAGGAGTGGTGATGACATTAGATGAATTTAAAGCTGCTAATCCAAAATATATTGCATTTATCAATGTTAAAAAGCCGGCTGAGCGTGTATGTATTAATCCTCTTGCTTATTTAGACCAAGGAAATGTATCAGACTGCCCTTATAGTGTAAATGATGTTATAGCTATAGATGGAGTTCGTTATACAGTAGTTAATACAGAAATTGATAGCGATACTGGAAGATGTGTGTCAATATATGTTACAGTAGATCCACGATATGGTGAACTAAGTCAAAAGAGTTCTTTTTTAAATATATACTTTATCTTAACCAATATTATTAAAGTATACTCTCCAGAACTTGTTCCATTTGATAAAGCTGAAATAATAAATTCACTTTATGATAAAATGGGTGTAAAACCACCTGGTGCGAGTCTTGGTAATAGAAATAAGAACACTATCGTGCAGAACCAATATGAGAGAAAGCTTCTTATCATGAGATGCACCCGTGCTATAATGGATGGGACGGATATGCCAGAGGGTGCAAATAGGATTGGTGAACTTACTAGAGGTATTCATGAACTGACTGATAGGGTATGGGGAGAGCCATCTGAATTGACTGTCATTCAAAGAGATGTTGAGAACTATGAGGTTAGGGTAATAGAGACTGTTATTGCATCTCGCGCTCGTCGCGCTGCCGCTCGTGCCGCTAATGCAGCTGGTGTCGCTAATGCCGCTGTCGCTAATGCCGCTGTCGCTAATGCCTCTGCCGCTAATGCCGCTGCTGCCGCTCGTGCCGCAAATGCCGCCGCTATCGCCGCAGCTCGTGCTAGAAATAATGCAGCTGTCAAGGCCGCCTCCAGAAAAAATAATAAAGCCGTCGACGAAGCCGCTGCGATTGCCGCCTCAGGCGCACCCGATTCTGTCTATCTTGCAAAGGATCCCCCTCCAGGATACAAGAGTGTTAGGGCAGAAGAGGGTGTTACAAATCTTCCACCAGGTTGGATATTAAAACAGGTAAATAACCCAGACAGACCCACGAGGCACGGCAAATTTTATTTTAAGCATGAAACCGCAAATCTGAGCGTGTGGACACTGAACTTACCAATTAGTGGTGGAAGAAGGCGCAAGACTCGCCGCCGCCAAACCCGCAAGTAAATTTGACACGAGCGTAGCTCCCTTAGTAAGCATCAAAGATATAATGGCATCAAAATACCTTCATATCGTCGATGCTGGAACTCCCTGCGCTGACCAGCCCCAGACCAGCTATACCTTCCCACTGGATCCCTTCCAGCAGCACGCCATTTCCGCCATCTACAAACACGAGAATGTGTTGGTGACCGCGAAGACAGGCTCAGGAAAGACGCTCGTCGGCGAGTATCAGATTGCACATACCCTCTCCAAGGGTCGTCGCGTCTTCTACACCACGCCTATCAAATCCCTCTCCAACCAGAAATTCCACGATCTCAAGAAGATGTGGCCTGGAAAGGTCGGCATCATGACAGGCGATATCAAGTTCCAACCTGACGCACCCATTGTCATCATGACAACAGAGATTCTGCGCAATCTCCTCTTCAAGCAGGACTCGAGCACGGCCCATCTCGGCCTCTCGGCCGCCCTCAGTCTTGATAGTCTTGACGCGGTCGTCTTTGATGAGGTCCATTACATCAATAATCAAGAAAGGGGGCGTGTCTGGGAGGAGACGCTCATCCTTCTTCCTCCTACCGTCAACCTCGTCCTTCTCAGTGCCACGATTGATGGACCCGAGCGCTTCGCTGCCTGGCTCGGCGAACTCAAACAGAAGCCGATTCATCTGATTTCCACCTTGTATCGCATTGTCCCTCTTACCCATGGAATCTTGCGTGGAAAGAACGTCTATACGATTATGGACCACAAGGAGAATTTCAAGGCCGCCACCTACACGGACTGGCTGCGCCATCGGCAACAAAAGGACGACGACTACAAGGACCATAAGCAGGATGTGGCAAACCGGCGGCGCGGTGGCTATGACGACCCAGTTGTCAAGGGCGAGAAGCGCACCGCCTCTTATATTCACCAGGTGAATGAGTGTATTGCGACCCTCGCAGAGCAGGAGCTGCTCCCAGCCCTCTTCTTCAGTTTCTCGCGCAAATCATGCGAGACTCTTGCGAATAAGGTCCAAGGCTCTCTTCTCTCAGGGTCGGAGGCAGCCTCAGTCAAGCATATTATTGAGTTCCACCTCCACCACTATCCCGAAGTCTACAATGCGACCAAGCAGTTCTTCACGATCAGCGAACTTCTGATGCGCGGCGTTGCGTTCCACCACAGTGGTCTTCTGCCGCTTCTCAAGGAGATTATTGAGATTCTCTTCGCCAAGGGCCTCGTCAAGGTCCTCTTCGCAACGGAGACCTTCGCAGTGGGCATCAATATGCCTACCAAGACAGTCGTCTTCACGGGCTATGAGAAGTATGATGAGGCATCAAATGGAATGCGCACGCTCTACACAGATGAGTATATCCAGATGGCTGGGCGCGCGGGTCGGCGTGGTAAGGACAAGGAGGGCCTCGTCCTCTATCTTCCTGAGCGTGAGCCCCTCAGTGTCACCGAACTCCAGCGGATGATGACAGGTAGCAAGACGACATTCACGTCGCGTATGAACTTCCACTATGACTTCATCTTGAAGACACTCCACAGCAAGAATACGAGCTGGATTGGTCTGATGACACAGAGTTATTGGTATCAGCAGCATCAGCGGGCCTTGGAGGGAGCCAAGAAGAGGCGCGACGGTGTCAGTGATAAGCTCACCGCATCCGGTCTGACACCTGAGGTTCTTAAGGACATGCAGACGCGCGAGGAGCTGGAGTTCACGCTCAAGACCTCTGTGAATGCTGCCAAAAAGAAGGCGCAACAGGCCATGGAGCAGTGGAAAAATACGCATATGGGCCCAGTCTATGCCATCCAGTGGGCTAAGTATAACGAACTCAAGAAAGTTGAGAAGGAGTTGCGGGACCTAGACGCTGAGGTGGCCGCCCTGGAAAATCACCAGGAGACAATCTATCCTCTTCTTCATGTTCTCGCAGAGGCCGGATTCCTAGAGCGATTTGATGACCCCGCCGATCTGAAGCTTACTAACCTGGGAACAATGGCGACGGAGTTGAACGAGGGCAATCCTCTTCTGATGAGCTATGCGTTTGATAGGGGTATGTGCGCCACCCTCTCTGGAGAGGAAATTGTGTGTTTCCTCTGCGCATTCTTGACTGAAGGCAAGGAGTCAGGGCCGCCAATCCAGAAGCTCCAGATTCCTGATAACGTAGTCGCGCGCCTCTTCGAGCTGGATAAGTGTTTGGACATCTTCCTACCTCTTGAAAAAAAGCATGGAGTCCAGAGCCCTCCTGGCTTCTGGGCACTCAATAGTTTCTGGATTGAGCCTGTGTGGCGCTGGATTCAGGGAGAGGACGCATCCACTCTCTGCGCCGATTATGGCCTCTATGAGGGGAATTTCATGCGAGTCATCATGAAGGCCTCCAATCTACTGGAGGAATTCACCAGTCTCGCGACCTTCACGCAAAATGTGGAGCTTCTGGCAAAGCTGGAGGGGCTGCCTGCGAAGTTGGTGCGCGGCATTGTTGTGCCTGAGAGTCTGTATCTGCGAATCTAAATCCGCTCCACCCTATAGACAATCCTATTCTTCCATGATGCGGTCGTCATATTCGCATAGAAGCCAATCATAACCTGATCGCCTGCCGCCAGCGTGGCGCCCGTCTTACACCGAATCATGCGCTTCCAGTCGTAGCAATAGACGTTTACCTTATTTTTTCCATTTAGAATATCCACAACAACTCCGTGAACAGGGATACCAGGCGCGCCTAGGATGCAATCCACAAACCGACAATCCCTCTCATATGCCTTAGCCGACTTATCCAGGCGATTCAGCGTGAGAGCGTAGCGCTTGTAAGAGATGTTCGTCCCCTGTCCACCACGAAGAACTGCCTTGAGCACCTCCTGGTTCAGAACGTCCGCATAGCGGCGAATAGGAGATGACGCGTGACAGTAAGCATCCTTCCGCAAACCCCAGTGTCCCCCCACTGCATCCGTCGTGGCATAGACCGCCGCAGGGTAAGCAAGCTCCTTTGCGGGTAGTTGGAGACTTTCGAGGCGGGCCAAGAGCTCCTTCTCTGGCTCTCCGTGAATGCGGAGAAGACCCGCCCCCGCCCTCTTGAGAACCGCCGCCGCCTCCGAGTTGTAGAAGAGCATGAGATATTCCACCCACTTGTGAGTATCACCGGTCTCTTCACCGAGTGAATTAACAATTGAGCGCAGGACGTCCATATTTACCTCTGTGCTCTCCCTGCAGTTCTCATATGTATAAGAAGCCCAGTTCCTCACAATGCATTCCTTCCACTGAATGTCATACAGCGCGACCCCATCCCACTTCGCAAACAGGCTCAGCGCAAACCGCTCTTCACCAGGCAGAAGGGAGAAGATATCCTCTGAAAACTTTGGTGGAAACATAGGCCGCAACGCCTTCCCAGCCGACGTGTAGAGTGTCTGGCCAATCTTCTCAGCAAATAGGAGCGCAGGATTCAGGGCGACAAATGCAGCTACGTCAGCAATACTGATTGCTAGAGTCCACACCCCCTCCTCTTCCCAGAGAGAGAGAACATCATCAATATCGCGACATCCGCGCGGGTCAATGTTAATTGTTGGCTTATCAAGAATGTGGCGCCCCTCCTTCGGTGGATATACGAGAGTGTCAGGTATCATCTTCTTTGACCAGCTCCAAGGCGAGTGTTGCAGGGCGACTGCTGTCTTCTCCACATCCTTGTCACCGGCCGCACCCATACTATGCACTAGACCTCCGCGAGGGAATGTCTGATCCTCCCAGTGTTCAAAGAGAACCACTGCAATCTGATTTTCACGAGTGATTTCCTTGGAGCTTACGAGCATGGGAGGATAGGCCTCATTATAGGGTCTGAACAGGTAGAGAGGGACGTCGCGAGACGTGAATCCATAGCGAATCTTTGTATTGAATTCAAGAAGCCCCGAGAGAGGTGGGTGCTGGACCCGACTAACAAGCTGACACCCCGTCTCGGTCGGTTCCACCACATCTCCAGGAAGTGCCTTTCCAGTGTTGATAGCTCCTGAAAATTCCTTGATGACCTCTCCATCCTCCGTCTCAATACGGAAGGTCTTGTAATTTTTTGTAGAGAGCAGCATTTTTAAGACCTCTCGTGTAATCCGCCAGCTTCAATTTTAACGCGCCCAAACCCGGCCCTTTCAATACAGTACACACCCTAGAATGTCAGTCTCATTTGATGTAGTTATCCCATTTGGCCCTAAGGATAATGATATTATCCAGCGGTCTATTAATTCCGTCTTAACGCATGTTGTGGGTGTGCGCTATGTCTTCGTAGTTGCACATGAGAAGAATACGTTGGACCTCTCCAATTGTATTGTGCTAAAGGAAGAGTCGTTTCCGTTCAAGCGCGCTGACGTGGTCGAGAAGACGAGTGAGGAGCGCGCTGGATGGTATATCCAGCAGCTTATCAAGTTCTATGCTCCTCTTCTTATCAGCAATATAACAGAAAACGTTCTTCTTGTTGATGCGGATACTGTATTTTTTAAGAGAACTCGCTTTATAGATAACGGCAAGTTCCTTTTTGATAAGATGATGGGGCCTCCCCACCAGCCGTATTTTGAGCACATGAAGCGTCTTCACCCCACATTTACAGCATGGAAGCCGGTTACATCGGGCATTACAAATATTATGATTTTTAACAAGAAAATCGTGATTGAAATCATGACAAAGGTGGAAGACCTCCACAAGAAGGATTTTTGGGTAGTCTTCTTAGATTCTATTACGGAGAAGACGAAATCTGGCGCATCTGAATATGAAATCTATTTCAACTACATGATGAACTTCAAAGCTGACGTATCGCGTCTGCGTCCTCTCCAGTGGAGTAATGACGGTCAGCGCACTACAGTTGCTCGAGGGGACTGGAATTATATATCATATCCTTGGTGGAACCAGAAGAAGAAGAACATATTTGGGTAAGCGCTTTATAGTGTGTACGACAGAGTGCCTCGTAAGTATCGGCTTCACCAACCTTGATAACGGATGTATCGGCGTCCTTTCTGTGTCTATGTGTGAAGATGGCGGGATTCCCGTTTCCACACCTCTTACACATAGCAGTCAGCTTTGTGATTTTATCACAAAGTGGAATAATCTCTGCGATGCGACCAAAGGGGCGGCGCTCAGAATCTCCATCTAGGCCCACCACAAGAACATCCTTTCCGCACACATCCACTGCCTGATAAACAAATGGATATAGATCCTTGAAGAATTGCGCCTCTTCAATCACAATTAGACGGGCTTCATTAAATGTGTTCATCTCAAGAATAGGGAGCAGCAAGTTCGCTGAAAGGGCCGAATGTCTCTCGTGATTATGACTGTAAATTGCGTCTGATTCGTAGCGAGTATCTAGGGCGGATGTAATACTGAGAACAGGCCATCCAATGGCCTCGTATCGTCTCAATGAAGAGAGAATATACGATGACTTTCCAGCGAACATAGGTCCGAGAACAATTTCTAACGACATTTCTGATGGTCCTTGAGTAAAAAAGAGGCTCAAATTTACCGTCTTCTGGTCTGACGTCTGCCGCCACTTACACCGGTCTTGTAAGGATCACCTCTAAACTGGCCGTAGAGACCGTAACCTACGCGGCCCATATAGAGCTGGTCTCTTGTTATACCTCTCGCATTCATCTGAAGCCGCACCTGCGGAGAATTCTTGATGCGAGTGCGGCGGGCTGTGGTATTTTTTCTCGCTGTATTTCTCTTAGCGGTAGGCATTCTATCTATGGTTTAGAATTACTTACCCGTGCTCCCAAACCCGCCCACGCCCCTCACCGTAACCGGCAGCATATCAACAATCCGCACCTGCGAAATGTGCCCCATGTCAGGCGCCACAATCTGGAAGTAGCGAGAACCCTTGAAGCCGGCCTCCTTGAAGGTATCAATGAATACCATCGGCGCAACAACCCAGATAGGCGCCTTGAGACCACCACGATATGAGCTGTCAATCACACCCTGTGAGTTCGCCATCACCATACCCGTCTTGTAAATGGAGGAGCGGGGGCACAGCCAGAAGTGGACCTCCTCCTCCTGACCACTCGCCCACACGCGGACCATGCGAGCCGCCGTGCCGAGGTCGAGGAGTGTCGGCAGCCGCCCCTCCGCGAGCGGAACAATCTCGTAATCCTTCACAACATAGAGGTCAAATCCAGCGTTCTCAGCCGACCGCTCCTCTACACCCTTGTAGTAGGGGGCACCCTCCTCAGTAGGCAGAAGCTCAAGACGGTAAGTGAAGGACATTTGTTTCTATGCGTATTTAGTGGACCCGGTCGCCGTCAATTTTAAGTTCATATTGTAGAGATATGGAAGAACTAAGAGAACAATATAATAGTTATATTAAAAAAACTATTCCAAAAGGGTATGGGCGTGAAGAGAGAAAATGTAATACAGCATTGAAATTACTAAGCACGGGTATTCGAGCAGTAGAGTTAGGTGTTCCCGGACAAACAATAGATTATAATCTTTTATGTGATGCTAATAATGGGACAGATAGATTTCTCGAGTCATATAGAGAGTCTCTACCAAAGTCTCCAGAACCAGATATGATTATTTATATGACACAATTATTATTCAATCAGGTAAATACTAGCGAGAAATTTAGAGATTTGTGTAGACGACAGGGTGAAACAACTACTGGATATTTTGGAACCTTTCCAACGAGTGATGCAAATGCCGCTAGAGCCTCATTAAATAGTCTGATCTACTATATTGTGGCGCTTATTATAAAAACACTTCCAAAGTGTGTTCCTCGCAATAATTTTATTAATTTTTTTACACTTCTTGGATTGAAGCAAGGCAATACAGTAAGATATCACAATGAGCCTGTTACGGTAGGTAACATTACAATTAATAATATTGGAAAAAAGAGATTTCGTCTTACACGGAAAAACTATATATTACGTAATTCTCGTGCGGCTGGAAGAAATACAGCTAACCATTATCTGGCGGGTACTGAAAATATTTCAGAACCTACAAATGATAATATCACACGAAATGCCGAGATCGCCAGACGCAGTGCTGAAGCGGCTGAAGCCGCTAGGCGCAATGCTGAAGCGGCTGAGGCCGCTAGGCGCAATGCTGAAGCGGCTGAAGCTGCCAGACGCAATGCCGAACTTGTTGCCGAAGCGACTAGACGTAATGCCGAAGTCGTTGCTGAAGCGAGTAGACGTAATGCTCTTGCTGCTAATCTTGGAATGAGAGGACCTCTGCCACCTCTACCACAAAGACCTCCTCGGCTCACACTACGTGTAACCTCTCCGCCCCCACCATCACCATCCCTTTTACAGAGGACTCTAGAGTTTCCTTCTTTACCTCCTTCACCTGGATCTCCGCCGCCGCTGTTTGGTGGTAAAAGGAGAAAAACTCGCAAGAATAAAAAGCGAGTCTAAACATTCAACGCGATGAACCCCAATGGACACTATCAGTCTTCCTGTAAGTTTGGGCGAGGCCCTTGACAAGCTGACAATCCTAGATATCAAGCTCCAGAAGATACAGGACCAAAGGCGTCAGGACGTCCAGAAGGAGTATGACCTTCTCGATCTGACCTTGATAACGTATAGGCAAAAATACGCCTATTACTACAAGCTTCTCAAGGAGATCAATCTGGAAATCTGGGAGCTACAGGACACCTTCCACGGAAAGGACACGACGCCTGAGCAGGGCGCAGTCATCTGTAAGAAGATTCTGGAGGAGAACGACCGCCGTTTCCGCGTGAAGTCCAAGCTCAATCATGCGGCCGCCTCCACCCTCAAGGAGCAGAAGGGATATGTGAAACGCCGTGCCTTCGTCTACAGTCATCTCGGTCTCGGCGACATGTTCTGGATGAATGGGGCCGTCCGCTACCTCGCCACGGCATATGACGAAGTGGCCGTCGTCTGTAAGGAGCGCAACAAGACGAACGTGGCCGCAATGTATGCCGACGACCCCACAATCCACCCCTTCGTCATTGACGATGATTATGTTCTCTATCCGTTTCCTGATAAGCGCCGAGTAATTGAGGGCCAGGGCATGACCGTCTATGCGTGCGGTCAACACGTTCCAGCGCCCATCTATGAGTTCCCCCACAGTTTCTATGACGATTTCGGCCTGGATCGCAGCATCCGAACTCGCTACTTCCATGTTCCCGAGTTACCAGAGGCGGTCCAGCTCTACGCAGCAGTCTCAGCCATCTCACCTACCTATATCGTAGTTCACGAGCAGTCCTCTACAAAGACACTGTCCATCTGGGATCATGTGAATCAGAATAAAGAAACTACCCTCATTCTTGATGTTAATAAAAATCACTACCACAGTTGCCACCCCTTCTATTTAGCGGCGGAACATGTTGTGGGCAAGCCCCTTCTCCATTATAAGACTCTCTTGGAGAATGCGACCGAGATTCACCTCTTAGAGAGCAGCCTCTACTGTTTTGCCAGCCACCTCGACCTTTCCGCAGTCAAGGGTCGCTATTGCTACGACGCCTATGATAATTCCAATAAGCGCCTCGGTGTTTTTGAGACGGCGCGTTTAACATAAAGCTCCGAAACAAGAACACGTAGCAGACATGAGCGTAGCCTTCATAACAGGAATAACCGGACAAGACGGCTCCTATCTCGCTGAACTTCTCTTAGAAAAGGGATATAGGGTCCACGGACTGACGAGGCGCACCTCAAATCACCAGAATCTCACACGAATTCAACACGTTCTCACGAATCCCTTCTTGACTCTCCACATAGGAGACATTACGGATACGTCCGCCCTCCACATCACGCTCTCCTCCATCTGGGCTAGCCATAAGGCCACAGCATCCGTCTTTGAAATCTATAATCTGGCGGCACAGAGCCATGTTCACCAGTCGTTCGCGATGCCCGAATACACGGCGAAGGCGGATGGCCTCGGCCCTCTTGCGATTGTTGACTGGGTGAGACTCCAGCCCGACCACAACAAAATCCGATTCTACCAGGCGAGCACGAGCGAGCTTTTCGGCAAGGTTCAGGAGACGCCACAGTCCGAGACGACCGCCTTCTATCCGCGCAGCCCCTATGGAGTTGCCAAACTCTACGCCTTCTGGATCGTCAAGAATTACAGGGAGAGTTATGGAATTTTCGCCACGAACGGCATCTTGTTTAATCACGAGAGCCCCCGCCGCGGCGAAGACTTCGTTACCCGCAAGATTACGAAGGCGATTGCGGAGATTGTTGCAGGCAAATCCCAGACTCTCCAGATCGGCAATCTGGATGCCCGCCGTGACTGGGGACATGCGCGCGACTATGTGGAGGGAATGTGGCGCATTCTTCAACACACTGTCGCCGACGACTTCGTGCTTGCGACAGGCGAACAGCGCAGTGTTCGCGAATTCATAGAGTGTGCCTATTTTACCGCAGTTGGAAATACAATCCGCTGGACTGGCACAGGTGTTGATGAACAGGGGTATGATGGAGATACTCTAAGAGTGACTATCAACCCAGCCTTCTTCCGCCCTGCGGAGGTGGATACTCTTGTTGGAAATGCGGAAAAGGCTGCCACCGTCTTAGGATGGAGACCGACTACATCATTCCCGGACCTCGTAGGCGAGATGGTGGACGCCGATTGTTTAGATGCCTCATGTAAAAATTGAGTAGAATGACGCCAAAGCGAGCACTTAGAAAAGCCGAACTATTACAGAAGAGGGATGCCATCTGGTTTAGTCAGACCTAGTTCAGAGATTGAGCCTATCGTGGGTATTCAGTTCGGTATCTTCAGTCCTGATGAGATTGAGAGGCGCTCCGTCGTGGAGATTACGAATGCAGGAACATATGATGGAAATGAGCCTCGTATCGGCGGTCTCTTTGACCCTCGTATGGGCGTTCTAGATAATGGAAAGACATGCCGCAGTTGCGGCCAGACAAATCACCACTGCCCTGGACATTTCGGTCACTTCCGCCTCGCGCGGCCCGTCTATTATATTCAGTTCTTCCCTCTCGTTCTGAATGTTCTTAGCTGCGTATGTGTTCGCTGCAGCAAGCTGCTCGTGGATAAGAGTCTTCACCAGAATCTCATCAAGCGGCGCGGCGAGGCGCGATGGCGCCAGATGCTCAATCTCACGAGCAATATTGGCCGGTGTGGCCAGGAGACGGAGGACGGATGTGGAGCACGGCAGCCCGACCGCTATGTGCGCGACGGTATTGCACGCATTGTCGCCGAGTGGGACAATATCGAGGGAGCCGGCGCCCCTGAGAAGTCGGACAAGGTGCGGAAGGAGCGTCAGGTCTTAGAGGTCGAGTATGTTCTTCGCCTCTTTCGCCGCATCACCGATGAGGACGTTGACTTTATGGGCCTCAGCCGCTACTGGTGCCGCCCCGACTGGATGATTTGCACTGTCATGGCGATCCCTCCTCCGCAGGTTCGTCCGTCCGTCATCCAGGACAACAACCAGCGCTCTGAGGATGATTTGACGCACAAGCTCTTTGAGATTGTCAACACGAACAACACTCTCCAAGATAAGATTAACAACAACGCGGCGAAGAACATTGTGGACGAGTATACGAATGTGCTCCAGTATCACATCGCCACTCTTGTTGACAACCAGATTCCTGGCGTGGCCCCGTCCGCCCAGCGCAGTGGTCGTCCTCTGAAGTCTATCCAGCAGCGTCTCGGTTCAAAGGAGGGCCGCATCCGCTACAATATTCAGGGTAAGCGCGTGGAGTTCTCCGCCCGCTCTGTTATCACTCCCGACCCCAATATCTCCGTCGCCGAGATTGGCGTCCCGATGAAGATTGCCATGAACTTGACTGTGCCTGAACGTGTTACTACATACAATCGCGATCAAATGTATAAGCTCATCCAGAATGGCGCAGAGAAGTATCCTGGCGCGAAGACGCTGGTTCGCGCAGATGGTCGCATGATCAGCCTCAAGCATGTGAATAGCAAGGAGATTGTGCTCTACTATGGTGACGTGGTCAATCGCCACCTCGCCGACGGAGACACAATTCTGTTCAACCGCCAGCCGACACTCCACCGCATGTCAATGATGGGTCACAAGGTGAAGGTTCTGCCTTACAACACGTTCCGTCTGAATGTATCTGTAACGAGCCCTTACAACGCTGATTTCGACGGTGATGAGATGAATGCACACATTCCGCAGAGCCTAGAGGCGTCCACGGAGCTCTCTGAGATTGCGGCCGTTCCGCACCAGATTGTGACACCTCGTCACGCCAAGCCTGTCATCGGTGTAGTGCAGGATTCGCTTGTGGGCTCTTGGCGTATGACGCGACCCAAGGTCAGCTTTAATCGCCGTGAGTTCATGAACATGCAGATGTGGAACAAGCGGTTCGAAGGAATTGTGCCTCCCCCTGAAAGCGGTGGCAAGCGCTTCTCTGGCCAGCAGATTCTGAGCCAGCTCCTTCCGCCAATCAACTTGGAGATGGGCAACAGCTTCATGAAGGACGCTAAGACGTCCGATGAGAAGCGCGACAACTACGTCGTCATCAAGGAGGGCAAGATTACGCAGGGCATCATGGACAAGGACATCTTCAGCAAGCCGTCCAAGGGTATTGTCCACACCATCTTCAAGGATTATGGCCCGACACAGACGGTCAACTTCATTGACGCGATGCAGAACACGGTGGAGCAGTTCCTCGTCTACAATGGCTTCTCAGTCGGCATCAGCGACTTAGTAGCAGACGAGGACACGCGTAAGGAGATGGACAAGGTCATCAAGGCGCGAAAGGCCGAGATTGAGAACATCCTCCTCCAGCTCCACCTTGACCTCTTTGACAACAACACAGGTAAGACAAATCAGCAGGAGTTCGAGGACAAGGTTTACACGGAGCTGAACAAGGCGACGGAGTTTGCGGGTAAGATTGGCCTGTCGTCGCTCGCAGACGAGAACCGTCTGATTGCGATGGTGCGCGCGGGCTCCAAGGGCTCCACGATTAACATTGCACAGATGATGGCATGTGTAGGGCAGCAGGCGCCCGAAGGGCGGCGCATCCCTTACGGTTTCTCAGATCGCACTCTGCCGCACTATAAGAAGTATGATGATGGTGCGGAGGCGCGCGGCTTCGTGGAGTCGTCGTTTATCCAGGGTCTGACGCCCCAGGAGTTCTTCTTCCACGCGATGTCAGGTCGTGAGGGTCTGATTGACACGGCCGTTAAGACGGCAGATACGGGCTATATCCAGCGCCAGTTGGTGAAGGCGATGGAGGATCTCGTCATCCAGTTTGACGGCAGCGTCCGTGATGCTCGCAGCAATGTTCTCCAGTTTCACTATGGCGAGGACGGTGCCAACTCAACAAAGATTGAGAACCAGAACATCGGCCTCTCTAAGCTGACGGATGGCGACATCCTCTCACAGTATTCTGCGCAGACCGCCGACGTTACAGGTGTCTTCGTAGAGGGGACGGTCATCTCCCCTGAGGAGACGGCGGCTCTGGATGAGTTCTCCCGCCAGGTTCTCCAGGACCGCAAGATGATTGTGGAAGAGGTTCACCGCAACAAGGACGATACGGGCACATTCGCCAGTGTCAATCTGGAGCGCCTCATTCTGAACACGAGCGTCAAGTTCCAGCTCAAGAAGGATGAGCCGACGGACCTGCTCCCTGGCTATGTGATTGACGGAATCAAGAAGCTCATCCACCGCACGCAGGCCTACAACCCTCTCTGGGCGGCCATGCTCCGCTTCTATCTCGCGCCGCACAAGATTATCATCAAGCAGCGCTTCACGAAGGTTGCGTTTGATACGCTACTAGAGCTCATTGTTCTCCGCAATTGGCAGGCATGGGCACAGCCTGGTGAGCAGGTGGGCATTATTGCGGCGCAGAGCATCGGTGAGCCGTCTACGCAGATGACGCTCAACACCTTCCACTTGGCAGGTGTAGCAGCGAAGTCCAATGTGACCCGAGGTGTTCCCCGTCTGAAGGAGCTTCTCAAGGTGACGAAGTCTCCGAAGGCGATTTCGCTGACGGTCTATCTGAAGCCCGAGTTCCGCGATGACAAGGAGAAGGCGCGCGAGGTCTGCCAGGACCTGGAGCTGACGCTTCTCAAGGACGTCACCACACGTGCGGCAATCTACTATGACCCCCGCGACGACACCACGATTACGGACGAGGGCGACAAGGACCTCATCGCCTTCTACAAGGCATTTGAGAAGAGCACGGTGGTGGAGGAGGAAGGACCTGCTGCCACAGAAGCAACTGAAGAGGAGCAGTGGAGCCGCTGGATGCTGCGCATTGAGTTGGATCGTGAGCGCCTCTTCGCCAAGAACATCTCCATGGAGGACATTGCGTTCGTCCTCCGCCAACGGTTCGACGATGAGATTCACCTGATTTACAGCGATTTCAACAGCCCCCGCCTGATTATGCGTATTCGCCTCCCCGCGGTTGCGAAGTCTGGCCTGGACGATCTGGCGAATCTGAAGAAGTTCGTCAACCGCATTCTGAATGGCATTGTTATTCGCGGAGTTACGGGCATCAAGTCCGTGAAGTTCCGCGAGGACAAGGACCTCCTTGAGTATAAGGATGGGAAGTATGAGAAGGTCACGCAGTATGTGCTTGATACGGACGGCACGAATTACCAGGCGGTCATGAGCCACCCCATGGTGGATGGCAGGAGGCTGGTATCGTCCCACGTGCACGACATCTTTGAGAACCTCGGCATTGAGGCGACTCGTGCGGTCCTGTTGAATGAGATTATCATGCTCTTCGAGGCCGCGGGCGCAGATGTGAACTTCCGTCACCCTGGTCTTCTCTGCGATGTGATGACTCGCGCAGGCAAGCTGATGTCTGCCGACCGCTATGGCATCAACAAGAATGACATCGGTCCTCTTGCGAAGGCGAGCTTTGAGGAGACGGAGAAGATTCTGCTGCGCGCGGCCGTGTTTGGCGAGGTTGACCCGATCACAGGCGTCTCTGCTAACATCATGACGGGCCAGGTAATCCGCGGCGGCACGGCCTTCAGTCAGCTCCTCTTGGACGAGTCGGCACTGATGCGGCTCCAGGAGAATCTGCCACCTGTGCCGACTCTGGAGGAAGAGGAGGAGGGGCCGACTGATGAGCAGGTGGAGGATGAGCTCTATGAGGATGCTGGCGACATGTGCTCCAAGACGAGGCTGCGCATGAACATCACCATGCCGACTGAGGCGGTGCTGGTGAATGAACCTGATGTTGACATGGTTCTGCTGGAGGATTAAAGAATAACAACGAAGTCTAAGTATGGAAACCGATGAACAAAAACCCCCGTGGAAATGCGTAGGTTTTTTTTCAAATACGAACAAACTACAACCAGATGGTTATGGTCCCTGGCCACCCGAGGCCCTTGAGCGAGATCCCGACCTACAGCGATGGAAGAGTCAGATTGCAGTCTATGAAAAAGCGCATATCTGGGAACTCGCGAAGAAGATGGCGAATCCATACGAATGTATTTACACACAGGACGACTCGCATTTCCACCCCTCAATCTGTATGTATAAGCCGCTTAGCCGCAGTTTCTACAAGATGATTGAAGTGCTCTCCGTCCTCCAGTTCTTTGAGCGTCTTCCTAAGACAACTCACAAGGTCCGCACGGCGCATGTGGCGGAGGGTCCAGGCGGCTTCATCGAGGCATTCTTTGAACGAGCCGAAAAGCACAAGAAGATTATTACTGCGACCACTGCGATGACTCTGAAGCCGACCGACAGCCAGACACCAGGGTGGCGCAGGGCTACCGGTTTCTTACAGAAACACCGAGAGATAACGCTCCATTATGGGACTGACGGAACGGGCGATATGTATAAGAAAGAGAACCAGGAGTCTTTCATTCGCACATGCAAACCAGGCGTTCACATTTTTACAGCGGATGGCGGCTTTGACTTCTCGACCGACTATCTTCTCCAGGAGAAAAGCATCTATCACCTTCTTATATGCTCCTCTCTTATTGGTCTTCAGTGTCTTCTACCAGGTGGCTCATTTGTCCTGAAGTTTTTTGATATTTATGCGAAACCCACACAGATTCTTATCTCTCTCATTTGCTCCTGTTTTCAGGGCTGGGTTCTCTACAAGCCTGCCACAAGTCGGCCATGTAATTCTGAGCGCTATCTTCTCTGTCGCGGATATCGTGGCCCTCAAGAGGATGTCATTCGCACCCTTATAGAGATGGAATTGCAGAGCGCCAAGGGTCTATATCCGATGGTGACCGTAAAAGAGCTTGAAAATAAGGACCTGTTTGAAACAAACATAGAGCAAATTGTGAAGCTACAGAAGACCGCGCTCTCAGATGCCGATATATATATAAAGAATCCGACTCAATGGAAAAGCGACTTTCGTTCCCATTTTCAGCGGAGTGTAGATTGGTGCACAACGTTTCAGATGCCGGCTCTTCAGAGGCAGCCAATTACTGTTGCTGTTGAAGCTGTGGCTTCACAAATGTCTGCACGAGCCGCTGCCCTACAATCACGGAGGCTTGGTGTTGAGACAGGTCTCCGTTTGCCATCCGATCCAGCATCGCAAGCATTGTCTGCAGACTGTTCTTGTGATAGTCCTCCGTTCCAGTCACAGCCTCAAACAGTTTCGGATAGTCGCGCGCAAACTCGGGAAGACGTTCCGTAATGGCCTCCACGGTCAGACCATCGGCCTTATAGGCCTCGCACCGCTTCACCATCGCGCGCACATAGTCCGCCCTCTCCTTGGCGGAGAACGTGTGCTGTCTGGTTGCAGCCTCCGCGGCCGCTGCCTGAACACTATCCGGATTTAGCTGGTCCATCTGACGGGGGATACGATTTCCTGGTCTTAGAAAAACCGCAAAGCCGATTAGGATTATGACCGAGCAGCGTATAAACAAATTCCGAGAGCTCATACGCCAAATTAAAGAGGCCACGATAGACGGTATTGTATATGAAACACAGGATGTGAAGGTGCTAAATGATGTGAAATCCCGTCTTACAGAGATTTTCATAATTCTGCGGGATGCGCTGAGAGGGCGGCCAATTTCGGATCCTGCGCTCGCAGATCTTTTTGCGCCCATCTTCACTCCTCCTCCCACCGAAGACGAGTCTACTAAAATGATGTATTACGCCCGTCGCGACCTTATTATGTTTCCTCTTACACGTAGCCCTGAGAGAATCAATTCAGTCTCAGAAAATAATAGCATGGAAGGAGTAGAGTATGGACGAGCATAAGTTTGAAAAATCTATACCTTATAATTCAACACAAGGATGCCCTTCGGGTTACCACAAGCGCGCTGAATACACGGCTGCGTCTGGAAAGTATGTGCCGCCTCGCTGCGTGCGCTCTACATCACCGTATGAACAGTCCAGTAAGGAATTCAAGCGCACCACTCTTAAGAGGATGAAGGCGAGACTTGGTAACAAGAAGGAGGATGAAATCAAGTGCCCGACTGGTTATATCGCGCGTGCATCATATGCTCGCAGATATAAGACGTCCGTTAGACAGCGAGGATATACAGTCAAGAAGGCGTCCGGCACAACCTACAAGGTCTACCCTAAGAACGAGACCCTCTATGTTCCCGCCGCGTGTGTGAAGGATCTCGGCAAGCCTGGGAAGGGTGTCCCCGAGGGCCAGGGTATTGGCCCGCTGCGGAAGGGCGAGATGACGAAGTTCGGCTATTCGGCGAAGAGTGGCGAGGAGGCCAGACACGAGGCTCTAAAGAAGGCAGTTGCTGCACTCGGCCCGCTCGGCGTCTACAGAAAACTGCATGCCGTTTCTAAACTCAGCGTGAGAGTTGCCCCCGACGCGTCTCGTATTTTTGCGAAGGACCGTGATTGGGTTGAAAAGCGGTTTGGCCCCCTTCGGGCCTTTTAAAAAAGCTAGCTCTAAAGAAGAAATGCGCACAAGTATTCTGATAAGCGCTCTTGTGCTTCTACTCGCGGCTAATTTTTTAATGATGTATGTGACCCCCTTCGGCATGACGAATCTGGACGGCTTTGCGTCTGGTGCAAAGAAGGAAACCAATGGAGGTGACCGCGCGAAGAAGGGTGACAAGGTTAAGGATGTCAGCGGCTATAACTTCCAGGATATGAAGAAGAAGGAAACAGAGGGTTTCTCCACATATACGCTGGCGAATGGCGGCGGTGCCGGCGACTCCTACCAGGTCATGGGTGCTTTTGACGGAATCCGCCTGAAGACCGGCAATTCCTCCAGCTGGCGCTACACGTCTCCGAATGAGCCTCTCACCGGCCCCGAGTTCAAGCCCGGTGATGATAGCCTCTTCATCTTCAAGAACAATCAGTGCAAGCCTGAGTGCTGCGGCGCCTCCTTCAGCTGCGACGGTGGCTGCGTCTGCACGACGCCCCAGCAGCGCGACTACATCAACAAGCGCGGCGGCAACCGCACGCTGCCCGATGACTCTGTCTAAATAACCTTCTTCAAAACAATCAATCACAGTAGATGCCATCTATTGTGATTGTTGGTATGGGCGCAGCCGGCCTTCTCCTTCTCCATATGTTTCGGGCCGAAGGCGTTCCCCCCGATGAAATACTGTGTATTGACCCTTTCTTTGACGGTGGCGATTTACAACGAGAGTGGCGTTTCGTCATTAGTAATACACCGTGGTCAAAAGTCACCGAAACACTCCAGCTCTTCAGCCCCACCTGGAAAGACACAACCGGCAACGATCCGACCAAGACAACACCCCTCTTTGAGGCAATTAGGGCTGTCCGTGAATCGGTCCAGGACTATTTACACAAGTGCCAGCTTGTTACAGGGATTGCAACGAATTTTAGATATATCGCCACGGAGGGCAACACTAACGAAACCTGGAAAGTTGACGTATCATCTAAAACCTACGAAGGTAAACTCCTCTTTCTCTGTTTTGGTGCTAAGGCGAAAACGCTGGCGCTTCCAATTCCTTCAATCCCCCTCTCGACGGCTCTCCATCTTCCGTCACTGACAGCAGTCGTCAATAAGAAGGACCGCGTTCTTGTCTTCGGAACTATGCATAGTGGCACACTCATTCTTCAGAATCTTAATACAATCGGCAGTAAGACGGCTGCTATTTACAGGGGTGCCAAACCCTTCTTATTCGCCCGCGATGGAGAGTATGATGGAATAAAGGAAGAAGCCGCCACAATAGCTGACGCTATTCTTGCATCACAACATAAGAATTTGACGCTGGTCCAGGCGGATGATATGGCGGGTTTAGCAAATGCTCTACGAACGGCAGACTGGGTTGTCTACGCAATAGGATTTGAACAAGATGGTAGATCTCCGCTACTTCACGATGGACTCACTGGTCGCTTATCACCTCCTTCCTCATGGGGCTTTGGACTTGCATTTCCGAACACCACAACTCTCCCGGACGGAACTGTCCACAAAGACGTGAGCCTATTGGCATTTGCCACCCACATTTCAAAACAGCGTCAGGATATTATGGCTGAATGGCGCTCAAAAAGAAGCGCAGACTGATTACTAAAAAACTACTTTACCGGTAGATGAGCAATCTTGCTTCCAACGCAGCTAGAAATCTTACAAATCAAAGACCTATGGCACCCGCACCTGCAGCGGCACCGGCAGCGCCGCCTACCGCTCCGATGAATAACAGTCTCGTGCGTATGGCAAATTCCTTCAATTCACAGGTTGACAAGTTAAATACGCAGGTGCAGAATGGATTTAACAGTGTTAGTAACACTATTCGCAATGGTGTAACGAATACGGCAAAGGCCATGAATTTTCCTACAAATATTCCCGCACTTGCGGCTCCGCCTATGCCTAATCTACCGAAGAATGTATTTGGCAATGCTGGATTAGGACTGCCGTCCAATAACAAGGGGATCAACGTCTTTGGTAATGCCGGCCCCAAGAGCAATAGCAATAGCAATAGCGCTCTCGCATGGCCCCTCGGTATTTTTGCAGTATTAGTTCTGACTTTTTCACTGCTCCTCTACTTTTTCATGTCAGAGATAAAGGCTGGATATGAAAATATCGCTTCTGCCATAAGGTCGGCATTAGGAGCAAATGCTGCCCCCCCTGTCCCGATTGTTGTTCACGCGCCGCCGCCGACTACCAATACGCCCCCCGTTTTAGATGAGACGCCTTCTCAGCTCCAGTCCCAGAGCATCGTTGAGAACGTTCTTCCTCTCAACGGCCCCCCCGAGGTGTTCAATGTGAGCAAGAATGAATTTAACTATTACGATGCGGAACCCCTCTGTAAGGCGCTGGGAGCAGAGCTTGCTACCTATGATCAGGTGAAGGATGCGTATGGAAAGGGCGCCGACTGGTGCAACTATGGCTGGACGAAGGGCCAGGTTGCGGTATATCCTACACAGAAGGCTACGTGGGATGAGCTCCAGAGAGGTGACGACGCCGACAAGGCTGCCTGCGGAAAGCCCGGTGTGAATGGCGGCTACTTTGACAATCCTGATATGAAGTTTGGCGTGAATTGCTATGGCCCTAAGCCGAGCCAGTCTGGCCACGATGAGGCCGCATTAATGAAGTCGGGTCGCATCCCGCGGACAACATCGGGTCTGAAGATTGACCAGAAGGTCCAGGAGTTTGAGGCCCAGTCAGATGAGCTTGGTGTCCTCCCTTTTAACAAGGGCAAGTGGGGCTCATCTTAAAAAGGACTCTTAATAGATGGAATCCGCAAAGATAGCTGCTCTTCAGGAGGCGCTTCTGGACGAAGGACGGACATGGGGCGATGTCATGTTTTACGGTGAACAGGAGCTTGAGAGGGGTAAGTCAAGCGCCGAGCGGCGGGCGAAGGCCGCTGCAAATGCTCAGGCGAGTGAGACTATGCGGAAGGCTGCAAATATTGAGAAGAAAAAGGCAAAGTTTGTTAATCGCAAAGGGCAGTTAACAAAGATTGCTAAGCAGTGTAAGTGGGAGTGCAAGGGCGAGAAGTGCTGGGCCCACGAGGGCAAGGCGTGCCCTTATATCCACAAGAACCAGAAGGGTTCTAATCAGTCTCACGCGGTCACCCTTAAGAAGGCCAAGGGCGGTGCTCGTAAGAAGCGGGCGACAAGACGCCATTAGATAGCTGAAAAATATCCATTTGCAGAATCAATTAAATAAGGATCCCGCGAATCCTCCCTACTCGCTGGCATATTTTCCTCATCGTTGAGGCCAAGCATGTCATCGACTTCATTTGTCACAGGAGACTTGTATAGGTCTAGCAGAGTCCATACACATGAACGTATACCTTCTCTCACCGTCACGTCTTCCACATCGGCCCATTTGCCGTTCACATCCCAGAACTCCTCCCATATATCATCGTCAAGCACATGATAATAGTGGTAGTAGTCTTCCGCCCTGTAATCCCAGTTAAAAGCCTCGTGAGAAACCTTTCCGAAATAGATATATCTAGCAACACACTCAGCAATACGGCGAGTATCACAGCTAAATACATAGCCCTTATTTTTAAAAAGAGGGACAATACCATTCTTGACAAGATTCATTATGAGCACCTTTCTCGGTGCCTCATGAATCACGTCATAGGCAACATCCGCATCGCACCAACGACTCCATGCCAGCGATGCCCGTATCTTATACAAATCAGAGTTCATATATTCCCGTCTACTTATCTATATATAGATGTCGCGAAGCTTTATGCCAGTAACCTTCATATCAGTTTCCCCCCAGTAGGAGGGGTCGGTGGCGGAGGCAGTGGAGGAACTACAGCCTGCTTCTTCAAGCGCTTTGTGACTTCCACGGCGCGATGCGTTTTTAGAAATCGCATAATAGCCGGTGTATCATCGACAGTGTTTTTACCTAATCTTTTCTGCTCGGCAAAATAAGCATGTATCCCCTCTTCTATGCGAGCCAGTGTAAGGGGCTGTGTGTGGCGCTCCTCACCCACCAGAAGCCGACCTCCCTGCACCTGGATTACGGCGTTCTCCATATTATTTACATGGAGCTGTTGAAGAATCTTCTCCTCAAAATCATCTCTTACCTTCCGAGCATTTGTTGTTTGTTTAGAAAGACTCGTAGTGAGATTATCGTAATGAACCCAATTTCTAACGAAGTTTCCGAGCTCCTGGGTATTCATTCTACAGAGGATGAGGAAAGCGCGGTGGCTATGAAACCGCATAGATATCCCCCTTCCGGAGTTGAAACAGTATAACAACGAGTGTGGAAACAACAAGCAAGAGAAGAATAGCAAAAAATACACATATTAAGACAATATACGGAAATACACGTTCCATTATGTGATTTAGCATTGGATCCACTAAGAAGACTTGTATCTGCTTACGGGTTTCATCCCGATTTATATAACGAAAAATCTTTTGAAGAAGGGCGTCCTTTTCCATCTGCTCCTTACACCTAAAGCAAAAGTCATGAATCTACGCAGAATGGAGTTTTCATCTCCTATTTGGGATGCTCGTACATCTATCTATAAAATCGCAATCCAGACACGTTTTAATTTGGCCTCAGAGCCCCAGTTCATAGATCTATCAGGAACATCCTTCAATATTGAAATGCCCGACACGTCCTCTGAAGAGCTGAAGAATATCGTCGGCGAGTTTGTGGCGGCACTCATTGCCAAGGATGCGCAGGCAAAGTGGTTCTCCTCTAGGCTAAAGGAGACATCTATCCTCAAGCGTCTATCTCACAAGTGGGTGGGTTCTGATATAAGCCCGACACACGAATGGTTCGTAGCTTTTTGGACACCGATCTATCTAGAGGTAACTAGCCAGGGCTTCACGCTTTATTGGCAGGTAAAACGATTTGAGGAATCGACTCCCCAAATCTCCTCCCGATTCCTCGCCATTTCGCGCCCCGAGTCTCCGACTGGGGAGGCCGTTAAACAGATTACGATCCAGCCTTCCGCGCTAGGCTCCGAGTTGGAGATTGCAGACATCCCGTTCACAAATGAAAATACGGCAATTGATTTCCAGCAACAGATGCGGGACAAAGATGCTCTACAGGAGGCTCGTCTACGGCTTGCTCTAGCGAAGCTGAAGGCGAACCGCCTCTCGAACACATATTATCAGAAATACGGAGAGGACTATACGGAGGAAGGAGGGAGTTCGGATGAAGGGGGAGGCTCAGATTAGTTTTCAGTTCCCACCTGCAAAAAATATAGACTACCACTAATACAGGAACAAGATGGCCGCTTCGTACAGCTTTGAATCCGCTGCCGCAATCGGTGTAATCGCTCTGCTTGTGCTGAGCTTAGTCTACTTACAGCCCAGCCTCTTCAGAAAGGAGGGCTTCCAGGCCACGCTGTCGGCTGCTTCCAATTATTCGGCGCAGGCGGGTGAGACTGCGGCGCCTGGGGCCCCGTCCCAGCAGGCTGTGCAGCAGAACCCGCACAACCAGGGCGGCGACGTCGCCCCTACGGAGGGCCCTGGCCCCGCCAAGTTCGGCGATGCGGAGAGCCCCGCTGGCTGCTACCCGCGTGACCAGCTGACGCCTGGTGAGCTCCTGCCCAAGGACATGAACTCCGTCTGGGCGCAGCAGAACCCGATGGGCACTGGCTCGCTGAAGGGCAAGAACTTCCTCTCAGCTGGCGCCCTCATCGGCGTCAACACGGTTGGCCAGAGCATGCGCAATGCGAACTACCAGCTCCGCTCTGAGCCCGCGAATCCGCAGGTCCCCGTCTCTGTTTTCAACAACAGCACGATCGAGCCTGACGTGAATCGCCGCAACTTCGAGGTAAGCTAAACTAGCCGACTTTGATAACAATTAAAACGTTTTTAGAGTCTAAATATGTTTTATTAGCAGAGACAATGACTGATTACTCAGACATGTTATCACATGCTTTCAAAAAAATGAATACAATCTTTGGTTCCTCTTCATTTCCCATAGTTGATGTCCAGTCAAGGATTGACGGTAAAACCTACAAGGTTCGTGATATGCCCGACAAACAAAGGGCGGCGGACATGCTCGCAGAGCTCCGTCTTCGCATGAACAAACTCAAAATCCACGTAGAGTCCAAGTTTCCCGACAAGCCCCAGGTTAAAATGCTCGCCAAGAACTTCAAGGCTGAGCCGAGCCGTCTCTTTGAATCAACACCTGATGCAGAATACACGAGTTATAGTGTGAATAAGGGTGAAGCCGTCCATTTCTGTCTTAGACAGAGGGGTGACAATGCCGATGAGAAGCTTGTTGAGAGTGATGTCATGACCTTCGTGGCCATACACGAAATGGCGCATATGATTACGGAGTCCGTGGGACATGGTCCAGACTTTTGGAACAATTTTGGCTGGCTTCTTCGCGAGGCAGAGGCCATAGGTGTTTATAAGCACCGCGACTTCCGTGAGCACCCTGTCTCTTATTGTGGCATGAAAATCACAGATCAGCCCGTCTATGATGCTAAGAAGGATGGTGGTGACATTTCCATAGGAACGGTTTCATAATAAGTAATATATGCTTTTATATCTAAAAGTTTTTAGAGGTTAAAAGCAGATGTCGGAAGAACAAGCTCCGGCCTTAGCAGACGCGGCCTTAGCAGACACTGCGGCCTTAGCAGACGCGGCTACAGCAAATACAAGTATTGCAAAAATAATTGAAAATATAACCCGCCCTCAGCCCATCGCCAGTTTTTACAATTCAGAGAAGAGGCTCACCGTTATACTTCACAGAAATGCCGCCGACCCTGGTAAGGATATTCAGCTACCCACCAACGCCGTCATTCCCTTCTTACGTATCTACGATCTCAAGCTCGCCATTTTCAAGCATCTAAGAGACAATGAAATTGCGGCCGGCGCCAGACTCTATCCAGAATACCAGTTCCTCTCCTTCTCCCAAGTGGCTGGAACATGCAAGGCCATCGATTTTCACTGGGTTGTTCCTGGACAAAAGCACGCGATTCAGCTCGCGAAGCCGTTTGATTCTATGAGAGCTAAGCGCAAGGCTGCCGAATTCGTTGACGAAAATGGCACAAAACGGCTCTTGACACTGGTTGATACTGGGAAACTGCTAATTGAAAACGCCCTTTCCAAGATAAATGAGCTCCATCTCTATTTGTATGACGATATGAAGGAGTGGATAGGCGAGCCATCTGAATTAAAATGGAATGGGTTCCTTCACCCCTATTTTCCCGAACTCTCTTATGAGTCGGATGAACTTGATAAGAAGAGACTAGAGAAGCGCTACCAGCGTTTTCTAAATACTGTCTCCCTTGTGGACAACTTGAATAAGTTGTTTACAGAAGAGCTTGACATTCGCTTTACAGGTGTTCGCCGCCTCCAGATGCGGTGGCAGAAACCGCCCAGTGAAAGGAAGAGCCGCGACATTGAATCCATTTTCTATGCCAGCCCTGTTACAACTGCAAGACCCTATATGCGTCTGATGCCGAATAAGGGAACATCCGTTACGAAGCTCCATTTACAAGAGGATAATACACCAGATGCGGATTTGGCGCGTGTTATCAAGCAGTGGACGCGCGAGAGAAACCCCAACCCTGAGAATGATTATATGATGGCGAAGTGTGTTCTCAAAGCGGGCGAGTCCCAGCAAAATCCTATCTACGCCACACTCCGCTTTGGCTACGCGCACAAGGAGGAATATGCCGATATTACTGTGCTACCACCGAAGGGCGTTCGGAAATTAGATACTCTATTTACAGAGACCGAGCGCGATGGACGCACGAAGATGATTGTCACGAAGTTTACCAAGGGAGTTGACAAGCTTCCCTATGCCGGCCTACCTGTCCATTTACAAAGCGCCAGTCTTGACTATATGATCCAGCTTCCAGCCAAACCTGTCTTCACCAAGGCCAATCTCAAAGCCCGCCTGACGAAGTTCCTCCCGTTCTTCCAGGAAATTCCGCCACTTCCTGGTGTCCAGCCCGCCGCGATGCTCCGCTACAAATGCGTAGACAACTTCACAAACGAGGGGCGCATTGGCTCCTTTCTTACGCAGTATGCGAATCTCAAACTTGTCAAGGGTGAAACGGACACCGCCATCTTATCCGTCTTAGAAGACGAGTTTCAGCTGGATACAGATACAGCACAGCAGGCTCTGGGCAATTGGCTCAGGTCACGCGGAGAGGTGGCGGTGGGCGCGGAGGGTGAGACGGTGGATGTAAACAACACGGGGATTGATATTGCTATTTTTGCACAACACCCCTTCTTCTCGTTTCATCTCCACAATGTCACCTCTGAAACAAATCTTCAGCGCGTTCTCAACCTCTTATCACTCTTATTCACGGCCTCGGACGAGAGTCTCCACGTGTCTGCGAAAGTGGCGGAGAAAATCAAGGCGGTGGAGGCGGCCGCGGTGGAGGTCGAGATTGAGGAAAAGAAGGAGGCTGAGGCGGACACAGATGCAAATGCAAATGCGGGTGAAGAAGGGTTGCCATCAGGCGACGATGACTTCTGGAAACAGTTCGCTGCGACGGAGGACGAGCCGCTTGACGAGGAAGTGCGGAATGAATACTTGCAGCCCAAGGAGGAGACGGTGGACGCGCCGCCTGTTGCTAAAGTGGTTGCACCAGTAAAAGCGGAAGCAAAAGAGCAAGAGGAGGATAATGCCGCGCCCGCCCCTGCAGCGGAGGGCAAAATCATCGCCGACTTCTTCCTCTCGAAGCTCAAGGAGGCCGACAAGAATCTGTTTGATTACACCAAGACGCATCCGTCTCTCAAAAAATATGTGAGTATGTGCGCAGCCAATGTGACTCGCCAGCCTGCGGTTGTAAGCAGGGCCCAGTTCCTGGAGATGAGAGACGAAATCTATGAGGAGGATCTCAACTCGGACCCGCCCCGCATTGCGTTTGTAGAATATCCTATTCAGAAGGGTAAAAAGGCACTCGCCCGTTCCGAGAAGGACTATGAAGAAGTCTTCTTCTTTCTTCGGTTTGGCACGACTCCCCAGAAAAAGGCCGAGAATTACTATGTGTGTTCGAAGTATTTCTGCGGACGCGACGAACTTATTCTCTTAGAGAAGGATTTCAAGGGCACGAAACTGCGTCGCCCTGTGGCAGGTGAGGGAGGTCGCGAACGGACCACGAAGGCGCCGAATACCTGCCCGTTCTGCGAGGGAAAGCCGGTCGTGAACCGCCGCAATCCTGGTCTGAATGAGACGGTTCTTATACGCCAGGAAGCCCCAAAAACACAGGGCGGCGTCTATCACAAGTATGTCGGCTTCTTGAAGAAGACGCCGCATCCTGAAGGCTTTCATCTCCCATGCTGCTTCATAGACAATGACGCGATTACCGAGGATGACAAATACTTTGACAAGTTCAGGGATATTCGCCAGGCGGTTGCCGTTGAGGCGCCTGTTGCTGATGCCGCGGCTGCCCCTGTTGCTGTGGCAGCACCAGCCCCTGAAATCCGCAAGCGCGACGAGCCCATGTTTCCCCAACAGCCTTATATTGCGTATATGGCCCGCGCCTTCACGAAATATATCGTGGGATCCGAGAAGCTTCCTCTTGAGATTGATGAGATAGAGGGCCCACAGATCGGCCTTCTTCCACCGGTTCTCGATGAGTATTTCAAACAGGACATTTCCAACTTTATCAACCCGAAGACACCTCACAAGCTCAAGCCTGACGCCGAGGGATTCTTGCGTATTGGCGTGGAGAATCGCGCGCGCTTCAAGACCGACAGTTTCATGGCCGCGATTGCACCCTTCTATATGCAGCGCAGTGCGCGCGAGATGAAGGCGCTCATCAAGCAGTCCCTCCAGACTCAGCCCGCCGTCTTCTTCCAGTTGAACTATGGCAACTTCCTCTTAGAATATTATGATATCCATATGAAAACTCCGCCTGTGGGCCTCATGCAGCGCTGGCTAGAGGGAACTGACATCAATAACTGGGGCGGTCTTCTCCAGATCCCTGGACCTAAGAAGCGCAAGGTCGTAGAGCGCTTCTATGTCAGCTACAACAGTTTCATGGGCTTCTTAGATGCCGAGCATGGCTACAAGAAGGGGTGGGTGGAGAAGGAGGATACGATGAAGGAATACAGACAACTGGCATCTCTTCTTGCGCAGCCCGATTTCATTCTTCGCATGCCGAATATGGACGATACATCAGAGGAGGGTATGAGACCAGGAATCACGTTCATTGTTCTGGATATTGATGCGAACGGCAAGCTCCATGTGCGCTGCCCGCCTTATGGATTTAACAAGGGTGTTCATGTAAATAATGACGTCGCATTCCTTCTTCACCACCACTCTGGCGTCTGGGAGCCAATTTTCCACGTTGCGAATGGAAAGTACACACTCTTTTTTCAACAGGGGTGGAAGAAGGATGCGGAGGAGATTAACTGGCCCAAGATTGTGAAGGAGCGGAAGCGCGAGTTCGAATCTATATGTATTGCGGACCCCAGACTCTCGTATGCGAGTCGCCAGGTTGGCAAGAAAATGCTGGTTCCGTCGAGTATCTTATATAATAAACTCACAGCGAACGAGGATGTAGAGTTTAACGGCATTCTGCGCGACCCCTATAACCACTTGGCCGCGCTCGTGTTCAAAACGACAAATGGGCTCATACCTGTTCCGTGCGTTGACGATGGCCATCTCTTTCCAGCAACGACCATCTACTTGGACTGGAGCGATCTGAATCCGACTGCCGCCCCCAAAGACATTCTGGAGTTTTACGAAACTTACATAACAAATGAGAGAGAGTTTCAGACATTGAAGGGCGAGCCTCTCTATAAGCCGGTCCAAGTCTGGTATCAGAGAGAGGGCGAAAAGGCGAGGATTTTTGCCATGTTGCTGAGAAACAATGCCATTCTTCCCATCAAGAGAAACTTACCGGTCACCCTCGTAAAGGAGGGCGACTCTTACTTTTATGTGAAGGACGAGTATACACTTCCAGCAGTTGAGAAGTCTCCTGATGAACTGGAGTGGGAGATGAACAAGCAGATTCTTGGTCTCTCGCGGTCCGAGGCAGTCGTGCAAGAAGAAAAACGGGATGCTGCGACTCTTACGTCCAAGGAGCTCTCGGACATTTTTGAGCACCTGCGAATCACGTTTGCAAAATGGCTTTCAAAGAAGGAGGATACAGGCGAAGTCCGCAAGGAGCTTGAGAGGATTATATATGGCGACGACGATAGAGGTGTTCGCAGGACTTCGCTGGCCGAGAAGCGCAAGGAGCTGTATACATATCTGAGCAAGGATGTCTTGGGGTGGTTCTCGGATACAGATGCGGAGGGGCGGCCTACAATTCAGCGCGTTGACTGCACGTCGCTGGACAAGGGCACCTGCTCTGGCCGCTGCGTCTGGAATACGAAAGGATCTGAGGGCCAGTGTCTCATTCACACGCCCAAGGATAAGGTTGTGGAAAACCTAGATGTGGATATCAAATATCTCCTCTTCTTCAAGCTCATTGAGGAACTTCTGCGATTTGCGGAGAAGCGGCGCGAACTCTTTGACGACGATGTCTCGCAGACTGGCACCATTGACCGGCGGATTGTGGATGGAGACCAGGAGATTCTCCCTGAAAACACGGCTGCGTGGTATGAGCGGTTGCGTGGAGACTGGGTGCGGTCTACCGAGGAGGCGCCGAGATACTTTGAGGAAATGTCCAGCGCGCTGGTAGAGGAAGTTGTGCCGCTGGATGAGGATACGAGTTTGCCTGCCCCGCTTGAGACATTCTTGGATAAGGAGGACCGTGCGACCACAGCCATGCGCCTCTTGCGTGCCCCGCTGGCCGAACTCCTTGCGAGGATACGGGCTGTGCCCGCCTCGGACGATGCATTTACGGAGGCCGGTCTTGAAGAGCTCATGCGGACAACGAAAATGTCGGTTGCGCAGATAGATATAAGAACAGATCCGCCTACCCCTATCTTCAAGCAGTTTAAGTATAAGACAGAAACGGCAAAGTATTTCATTCTTGTTCTGACTGAATCGGGTCCGGCGATTCTTGTGCGTGACCCGGCCACAGGGGAGCTTCCTGTGTTTGCGGACCTTCCCAAGCAGGTCCAGAAGTATTTCATTCTCTCGGAGCGGAAGGTGGCTGGCGCGTTGCTGAGACGGCGCCTCAGTAAAAAACACCCCTCTTACTAGAATGGAGAACAACGCCAAAGCTGCCGCAGTGCGGAATCTAACAAATAAGCTGGGCCGCAAGCCGCTCGCCACGGAGGTCGCTGGCCTCCTCAAGACTCGCAAGCAGAAGAGAAATGAGGGCGCGTTTTTTAAGAATATTATGGCCGCGGCGGCTGTGAAGGAGGCTGGTAAGGCGGCGCTCAAGGCGGCGAAGAAGGCCGCTGGTGATGAGGTCAAGGCGAAGCTGAAGGCCGAGACGAATGCGCAGAAGGCTATTAAGAAGGCCGAGCGCAATGAGGAGCGCGCTTTTCAGAAGGCCATGAAGGCCGAGATGGCGGCGGTCAAGAAGGTGAATAGCTCGAATAACTCAAAGGTCGCCCGGCGCACAGCCAAGGCCGAGCTCAAGGCTGTAAAGCAGCAGAATGTGGCTCTTCGCAAGACGGCGCGGGCGGAGAAGAAGGCTGCAAAGGAGGAGGCGAAGGAAAGAGCAAAAGTCCAGTTCGCCATCGCAGAGAGCAGGGCCCGTAATGACCTCACGCGCACTCTTGGAAAGGCGCCGCAGATGGCGAATATCAAGCGTCTTGCTGGAATCCGCACGAGTGGTGTAAATCTGAGCACGAATGACTATATGCGTGTTAAGAAATACAGGAATACATTGAAGTCCAGGAGCCTGAACAAGCTTTTCAAGGAGAATGTGGGCAATGTGGCTCCCGATGTGGATGTGTGTGCCCAGTGCGAACTGAAAAAGTTCCTCGAGCGGGAGGACTAGCCATCCACTGTGAGCGGGAGGACTAGCCATCCACTGTGAGCGGGAGGACTAGTCTGTAATATCACATTCAGGATACGGCATAATCACCTTCTGCTTGCAACCGCCTCGCACAGCCCGCATCCGCGCCTCCATCATAATGCCGACCTCGTCGTCCATCCGGTTCAGCTGGAGACGGCGGTAGTTCTTGTTGTCAGGGTGAAGAACAATAAGATACATATCATTGATTTTTAGACCATAGTAGGTCTCCAGAAACCAACGATATACATTCAGCTGAAGACTGTAGTGCCAGTAATTCGTGTCGTGGAGGTGATCAAGTGGATACAGTGCACGACCCCCGAAGTCATTGTTGACCTTTATATCCTTCGACCGCTTCCAGTCATAGATCACATACGAATCGTCAGACTTGCGGTAGAAGATCATGTCAATACTGCCAGTCAGACGATACTCCTCGGCCCACACCTCCCACTCCGTTCTAAAGGGCACAAGGTCGTGTCCGTGGTCGCGCCAGAAGTTCATGAAATAGCGCCACTCGGGCGTCTGCTTCGTCTCCTCCGTAACAAGGTGCTCCGCCCCGTTCAGATACTGCTCAATAGACAAGTGCATTAGCGTTCCAGCGCCGCTCGCCTGCTTTCCGTTCTCGTCCCAGGCCGCCTTAATTTCAGACGCCGTCTTGCCGAACCACTTATTCTGCGCATTCCAATTCTTGCCGCCCATCATCTTCTTAATCACAGCATCCGCATCAAAGTGGGGAAAGAACTCGTGTAGAAACTTCGTGACGCTGATATATCCCTTCGTCTCTCCCTTCACGGTGTAGATGTGTGTAGGCTCGTCAAAGTGGACATGCTTATCGCGCTCATGCTCATTCACAACAGCCAAGCTCTGCCAGTCTGCGGGCATTCTATAGGTAAAGTTACAGCCTCTTTAACTCAAACAGATACAGAATTACAATACCCACTTTACTTGTGAAGTCCAGGAAGGAGTAGCTTACATCACGAGTGTCTTGGCTTATCAATTTTTCCGCATCCGCCCACCAAACAATGGGGTAAGCGCTCCAGGTGATCAACGTAAGAACTATCAGCGCAAAACCCTCAGAAAAGATGAGAAGCTGGTAAACGATGGGGAGGAATGCAAAACAGCCCAGCCAAAACCAGTTCCACGCAGATTTCTCATTACCCTTCTCTAAATCCACTGCAGCAAAGTAGCCGCTCGCAATCATGAGCTGGTTGAGAAGAATCATGAGGGTCGTGGTCTCCAGTGACAGATGATTCAGTGAAAAAATTAGCCAGAGCATAATGGGCGTCGTAAGGAACCAGGAGAGATAGTGGGCCTTCTGCCTGTCTGGCGATTGACTTCCAGATAGATATACATATTTCAAAGAGCTGATCGCTGGGATGGCGATGACGGCAGGTGAGACACCTCTTCCAATCAAATATAAACTAAAAATTCCCAGCATAGAGGCATTTGCTAGTTTCACCTGGCTCGCGATGCTCATTTCTGTTAGTGCTTATGAATTAAAGATGGCCCTTGCACCCACCTCAATTATATCATAGGGCACCTTACAGCGCGAGGCAATATGCCCGATAAACCGGTCAAGAATTGCACCACGTTCGTCCATATTTTTCGTTTGTTGTGACATAAGCGTGAACGCCTCTCCTAGAGTCATAAAGCGTTTCTGCTTGATGATATCCTCGCCCCAGTTTACGGCGGCTTCAATAGCAAGATTCGTATAGGCCAAATAGAAGGCCCTGCTAATATGGTCTACATCGTAGGGGACTGACGCTGTGACCGCCTCATGAACAGCTGAGATGAGAAGAGGAGTATCCATTGTGAACTACATTGGAGCCGGTGGACGCATTCATTTTTACTGGGCTGCGCCGCCGCGCCGCCGCGCCAGAAACAAAAAAGACACTTCGGGAGCCCTTCTAGATGCCGTGCGCGTGTCAGATACCTGGGCCCGCATATCCCGAAAATAAAGAGTGGGGGACATTTGTCTGGACTATTCTTCATAGTCTAGGAGAGAAGGTTGGTAAGATTGTATCACCCCTCTTTGAAGCAGATGAGCGGCGTGCCTGGATTTCCCTCTTACAAGCAACCGGTCCTATGCTCCCCTGCGATGTCTGCCGCGACCATTACAAAAGCTGGATACAAGGACATCCTGTCACAAGTATTCAGTCTCTACCATACAATCAGCTCAAAGGCTGGATAACAAAATGGCTCTGGGATCTTCATCATGACGTGAATATACGTCTTGCGAGAATGATAGAGCCGGCCTATACTGACCTTCCTGCCCTCTATGGGTCTGTAAACATAGGAATGCAGTTCAAGCTCTTTGAACTCATAGAAAAACGGGCGATTCAACAGTCGGGTGTTTCTCTAAATAACTGGATGGCGTGGGCCAAACAGTATCGCACTCTTATGGGAGTGTATGGACTCTAAATCTTCCCAGGAAACTTTGCCAGGCTCATGAGAATCTCGCCCACCTTGTTGTCCCCTTCGATTGTTCCGTCATCGCGACGGATGCCGCCCATATTCGTCGCCGCACCAGGCGTGTAGAACAAGAGGATCTTCCCCTGGTTCCGCACCGCCTCCACAATACGCCGCAAGCGTGCATCCGTCTCCCACCGCTGCGTGAGACCGTCGCGGAGAACTTGGTCCTTCGCAGTCGCCCACTTCGCCTCGTCGAAGACGCCCTTATACTTCTTCACCGTCGCCGCGCGCATGGCCGCCTTCACGTCCTTTGACTCATCCTCTAGGAGCGCATAGTCACGGTCTTCGGGGAGAGGCTTCGTTCCACCGTCTGTCTCCGTGAGCCGCTGACCCACATACTGTTGGTGGATTGAGCCATTGCGACTGAAGAGACTGACGCCTGTCTGCGGGATTGTGGTCGCGAGCTTATACATCATCCCCCCAATATAATGGTCAAGAGATGGGTAAATAGTATCCCCATCCTTGAGGGGGAACGGCGCATTAGGCGCCAGCCAGCGGCCTGCGCTCTTGTCTCCAATCTTGAGCTTATCCTGAAGAGCCGCGCGAGAGTAGAACTGGAACACTTCGTTGGCCCCGAAGAGCTCCGCCGCCTTCGGGGCTGCGTTGGATGCAACCGCTATCGTTCGGAGAGGGTCCGCGGCCACGGCCGGCTTTGCAACCGCCTCTGAGATGGGAGAGAGTGCATTCACAGGGGGAGGGGCGGCGGCATTTGCTGCCGGTGCATTCGCTGCCGGTGCAGCAGCAGCATTCTTGGGCGCAGCCAGTGCTGACACAACCCGAATCTTCGACTTCTTTCCAGTTGCTGTGGCATTCGCAGCAGCGACTAAAGGCGTGGCATCCGCCTCACTCGCCGCCACCTTCTCGGTCTTCCGCTTGAAGATAAACCACCGATTCAGATACGAGAACTGCTGAACCGCATCATTCATCTTATAACGATCCTTGTCGTGAGACGCGCCGAAGAGGCCAGTGCTCGTCTTGAGCCCCAGCTCCGCACACTCCTTGTCATCCAGCAGCTCGCAGCCAATATCCGCCATCTTGGATTGAAGAAGCTTGAACGGCACTAGATACTCACGGTGAGAAGTGCCGATGCTGATGAACTCCACATCAACGCCCATACCAAAGGCATCGTCACCCTCGGGAATCGCCTCCGCATCATACTGTTTGGCAATTGACCACAGGAGCTTCTCCTTATACATGCCCGTCCGCCGCCCACCCATCGGCGTTGTCTTGAGCAAATCAAACACCTTCTCTCCGTCAAAGCAACACCCGATAAAGAGGCCACCCAGCTTCAGACCATCCGCAATATTCTGGAGGAGACCGTCAAACGTCGCCTTCTTGTCAAAGAAGTAGTGGATGGCGAACATTAAGCTTACACAATCCGCGCCCGTCTTGAGTTTCGCGACGCCTTCCCTCTCCACAAAGGGGGGGACAGGGCCACTCGGCTTGATACGGCCCATAACACTCCGCAGGATATCCTTCTCCTGCTCCGTCTCACCCGCGGTTCCATCAATCAGGCGCTTGCTTGAGTCCGCGATGGCGAAGATCATCGTCGGAACAGAGCCAGGCGGCGCCTTGGACACCGTCTCCAGATAGCGCCTGTAAGCACCATTCTCCGCGTTCGTGATGTTGTCGCCGGCATTGTCGCATCCAAGAACGAAGGAGACGCCGCCGCGCCGCCACCGCTGCAAGTCCGCGCCCTTGCCAACCGCCAAGTCCAACACTGTCTTCCCCTTCTGCTTGAAAGCCGCCCCATAGAGGACGCGCTCCTTAATCATCTTGTTGTGGAAATCGCGCATACCCTTCACGACCCGCAGATCCGCCTCTGTCGCCGTCCGCTCGAAATACTTGCGGCGCGCTGCCGCCGACGCCTCCTTCTCCGCATCCAGCGCCTCTGACTCCGCCTCACCCATCGTCTCAGAGCCCGAGCGAATCATGCTCTCCGTGATGGGGTCGTGAATACTGTTCCATACACTCTCCGCCGTCTGGCTACTGTTGAGCGTGCGCCCAAGAATGCCGCGCTGCATACGCTCCGTCTTGTCCATGCGCACACGCAGAGGCTGCCATCTCCATCCAGGCGGCTGCGCAGGGTCATAAGCCATCTCCACAATGTTCTTGTCCTGGATCGGCTCCTTGGACTTCCCTGTCAGAACATAGTTCTCACCCGTATCAGGGTCCGTCTCCATCTGTAGATAGCAGACGCTCGCCATCGTGTCGGCATAGTCAGCAGGATTGAAGGGAACAGGCCTGTAAGCCGCACCCTTGCGAGATGCA